AAAATATCTTAACTCGCTGCGTTTATTGTCCGACCAATGGGGAGTAGCTTAAATGAACGCTCATAAATTACTATTGGCAGTTCAGAATTTTCTGGTGCAATGATTGGATAAGAAACAATGTTATTATCATCCAATACTTTATATATTATTTTTCCTATTTCAATCATAACTGTTGTTTATTGTGTATTGTTTTATGACAGTCTTTGCAGAGTGCCATTAAATTAGATTCATTAAAACCTAATCTCTTCATCTCTAACTCATTGGTTGCAGTGGAAAGTTCTGTTTTATGGTGAACGTCAATAGCCAAAGTATTTTTACACTGTTCACAAATAGGATGAACCATTAAATAATTGATTCTTAACTTTCTTCATGTATCTGTATTGTAAACAGCTGCATGTACTTTGTTATTCTTTTTTGATGTATGAGTTTTAGTGCAGGATTTTCTTTTGTTTGGTATTAGGTTTATAGTTGCCATTATTTACCTGCCTTCCTTTCAAACCTCTTAACAACTCTTTCTAAGCTTAATATGATTTCATTTGACAGCATATTATTTGCAGTATCAGAAGAACTTGCAACAGCATTAGTAAAGAAATTTGAAGGTTTAATAGCACCAGTAAAATGTGTTTTCTTATCTTGCTTATAAAATCCTACGCCTGTTACCATACCTTTTTTAATCTTGTAATTTCTTCCTGCTGTACCAAAGTTTAAGAATCTGTATTTATAACCTACTTTGCTTTGCATCCCAAACACCATACCTACATTCTTTCTTAAAGCTTTACTTTTAAATGATTTGGCTAAATCTGCATACCCAGTTTTTGATTTACCTTTCTTAGTTCCTTCAAAGTTCTGTATGGCTGTATCATTGATAATCTTACCAGCTTTTTTAAATGCAAAGTTTAAAACCTGCATCTGAATAGAATCTTTTAATTCAAAGAAAAATTTTTGTAATTCTGTTGAATTGAGTAATCCTAATACAAAATCACCATTACCTTTATTTGTTACTGTTCTGGCCATTGGTATTAATCATTAATTAGTTCTGCATCTATCTGTAAACCTTCTTTAAAACCAATTTCTGCAATGGATTTTATCAGATACCTTTTATCTTCAAAGATTATTCTATCATCTTCATCTATTGCTTTTCTATATAAGGTGGTGAATATCAATCTTTGAGAATTGAATATTTCTTTGTTGCTTGTTGTCTTATCACCAGAGACATATTTTCTACCAGCACGAAGTTTAATTTTATTGCTTCATACAACAGTTTCAGCACCATATTCATCTTTTGCAACCGCTTTACTGATTACCTGTATTGAGTGTCTTAAATCACCTAATATTATCATTGAATTGAATTTTTATTGAACAACGTAGTTCTTGTAAGGATTTAAAAGGAACTGGAATGTATAAGGTATTTCAACACCCTGAGCAAATGAAACTATTTGTCTGTTTACGTATCAGTTAGCAACTAAAAAATAAACTGCCTGGACAATAGTAACAGGTGCAGTTAATGCAGTAAAATCTTCAAACGTTACATCATTACAATAGTTTGATACAGCAATTTCTGCAACATTCAGTAAACTAGTAATATAAATATCATCTTCTGTAAAAACAGATTCAATATTTAAGTGCGTTTTTGCATCTATTAGGTTTGTATATTTCATATTATTGTTTGGTTTATGAAGTGAATAGAAACAAAAATACCCCTCAATTTTGAGAGGCATTTTATATATCTGTACTATGATGACTATTTAATAGAACCAGTTTTAAATGATTCTGCTCGTCTTGGTTTAGCATCAAAATAAGCATTGATTACTAAAACTACTTTACCTTCTTTTGCTTTGGTGAATGGGTCAACAATTAAATCAAATCCACCTCATTGTGCAATCACTAAATCATTGAAATTGCCGAAGATTACACCATTTTCATTTACTCCAACTTGTAAAGCAGAAGCAACATGATTTGATACAAGAACAGGATATCCATTCATTTCATTACCATCTAATAGATAAACAGGTTGTCCAGCAGCTTTAACAGTTGTTTTAAGCAATCCACGACCAGCTGGATTAGTGATATATTTCATATTTCCAAACAGTGCATTTGAACTATCAACAGCAGTTTCTAATGCAACAATATTTGCCCAGGTTGCAACACCTGCAATAGATGGTGCGGTTACAAATAAACCTGCTGGTTGTGTTGCTGAACCTGCAACCTTGCCAAAAATGGTAGCTTCCAATTTTCCAGCAATTGCATTTACAATATCATTCATTAACATTGCTTCAGCAGCAGCAGAATCTTGAATCAAAAATTGTTTTGAAATATCAATACTTGCTGTTAATCTCTTAGGTGTTAAAGTAATTTCTGTGAAAGTTCCACCATCAGAATCCGCTGAAACAACTTCACCTTTTCAAGATGCACTTGTTCCACTATAGGTAGGAATAGAAACATCACCAATTAAACCTGTTAAAAAATTTGCACCAGCTTGTACTGTTACTAAAGCTGCTCGTAAAGGTGCAAGAATTTGTAATTTCTGTTCTGCAACTGTTTCTTGTCCTGCACCAGCAGTACCGGCTAAAATATCTGCTCGTATTTCCATAGGAATTACAATGTCACCGCTAAACCCAAGTCCAGCACGTTTAAATTCATCCTTACCTGCATCAATAAATCGTTGTGCATTTTCATCTAATGTTCTTCCGTTTGCTCTTGCTTCAATAGCTCTTAATAAACTAAATTCATTCATATTATTTTCTTTTTTTCTGATTATTGGGTTTGTATTAATATTATTCTTTACACTGATTTGTGTTTCTAATGCTCTAATCTCTGTTTCTATTGCTGTAAAATTTACAGTTTCATCTGCATTCAATTCTCTTTTTTCTGCTTCACCTACTTCAATAAATCGGTTCAGTTCTGCGGTTTTAGTTTGTTTTAAAACTATTAATTCGTTTAAGTCCATATATTTCTGATATTTTACATTTAATATAAATACCAACTAATAAAATTTTCAACTTACAAGGAATTGACAATATTCTTCAAGTTTAAATAGTATGCTTCTAAAGCACTTTCTTTCAACTCAACTGCTTCAATATCTTGTATTCTTTGTACTTCTAATGCTTCTGCATCAATTAATCTTTGTGCTTTTGCTTCTGTTTCAATTAATGAATCTAAACCACGTGAATTACAATTAGTGGCTGAATAAGCAGGATTAATAACAATACTAAAATCAGTAAGCATTGATATTTCATTGATAGTTCGTAGATAAACGGAACCTTCTTTTGCTCATTTATCACCACCATCACGGACATAAAAAGCAAAAGAACATGAATCTAAATCACCACGTTTAACACTCTCTAATACTTCATTTCCTAATGCAGTATTCTTTGCTTCAAATTCATAATCTACACCTTCATCTGTGATATTAATTCTCAACGAACCAATACCATTTTTACTCCTGGCTAATACACCTGCATCTTTTTTGTGATTGTAAAGCATTACTATATCTGATTTTTCAATCAGTTCTCTGGTAACTGCTTCTGGTGTAATTGTTTCATAGAACCTAATACCCTGTTCATTCAATAGTTCTGAACGTGAATTGAATACTATTGCAGTACCCTTAATTGTTCTGGTATCGTTATTTTCTGCATCAGATACAACCCTTCAATTAATAGGATTGTATCTTAATTCTTTATTTTCCATATGTTTATAATATTTTATTATCAATTGGTTTAGTTTGATTTACAATGAGGTTTCCAAGTTCCTGTAAGTTTGTGCTGATAAAGTGTTTATTACCATCTTTGGCAGGATAAGCAGCATTAGTTTTTTCTCTTACCTCATTTACTGTAATTGCACCCATTCCAAATAAAGTACTAAAGTAAGTAGCCTGTGTAACTGCATCTAATCTCATTAAATTTGTAGTATCAAACTTCAGTTCTTTGGCGTTCCAATCGGATTTTAAATAGATTTTTCTGAAAAATTCTGATTCAATTTTTTCAATAATAGGTGTTAAAGTGTTATTAAGATAATCTAACTGAGATTGTTCAGCAGTTGAATATTTACCTACTTCATCATAAATTAAAGAAGGAGGAACACCAAAAAATTTACATATGGTGTTACTATTCAATTTGCTTGATTCCAAATATTTAGCATCTTTAGGACTGACACTTATAGGTTGATATTCAAACCCAGAATCCAGGACTATTACACTATTTGGTTCAACAGAATTGATTGAACTATTGAATGATTGCTTTGCTTTTATTGCTTTATCTGGTGCTATTGAAACACCGGCAACAGGTTTTAAAATCCCTGAAATCATCATACCTGAACCTGTTAAGCCCTTAATGTAATTCTCCAGGTTGTTGCCTATTGCCAAGGAACTGGACATGTATGAAACAGTGCTTTCACCTCTGTAAAGTGATTCACTATTATTCATTAAATGAATGATTTGTGATTTGTCATACACATTGCCTGTAAATGAATCAGTGTATTTAATATCACTATTTTCTGTTTTAATTAACACTGTATCTGAGTTTAACAGTGTTAAAGCAGTAACATTTCCTGTTCTTGAATCTCTGGTAATGGCTATATATGCATTACCTTTTAACAGCATTGATACAATCATCATTTTCTTAAAAGTAAATGATGACATAAAGGGATTTGGTTCTACATTGAAAAGGTTGCTTAGTTGAGAATCTACATCAACATATTTTCAACCGCCTACATAATTGTAAGGTATTAACGGTAAGGTTGCAATTGAATCTGATATAAGGTTTACACATCTGTAAACAGTTCCAAGCTTCATAGATGAAGCATTTGAGCCACCAAATAAAGAGAATCTAAGTGTGCTTAAAATTGGGTTTGTGCTTCTATATTCTTGTGTATCTTCTGATTTGCGTTTGTTAAAGTTGAATATATTCATATTGTTTTTAAATTATTTATATATAAATACCTGCATATTTTTTTTAATACACATTGAAATTGTAGTTTGGACTGTTCAGATAACCACCTAAGTTTGTAATCATTGCAATGATTCCATCTATTTTATTGTTCTTGGTTCGTTTATCTATCCTAATATTTTCACCTCTTTCAAGAACCAACGCATTAGAGAACATTCATTTAGTAACAGGATTATATTCTACTACTACACCATCAGACATTATTAACCTGCTTAATTCCTTTGCAGGTTTGTTAATGTTTTGTGTTGATTGTCCATAGGGTAACATATAAAAACCTTCTCTGGTACCATCAATTGCAAATTGATTTGCATTTCATGAATCATAACTTATAAGGTTGATATTATGAGTTTTAGATATTTCTTTTATGTCTGAAATAATATCATCATAATCAATAACGTTACCTGCAATGATTTTTAAATAACCCTGCTTTGCTCATTCTTTGTACTTCTGATTCATAATGATACTGTTCTGATTGTTTTCAGGTAGGTAATAGCGGTTGAAAAAATAATACTTTGAGCCAGTATGAAATAAATAACTAACCGCTGCAATGTCGGATATTGCTGCAAGGTCAACCCCTACAAAAACACCATCCAAATTTTTAAATAATTCATCTTTTAAGGTAATGGATTTATTGAAACATCTATCAACATACACCATATCAATGTACTGTTCATCATAGTTCTTTGCAGTCAACCAGATATTGAAATACTTTACCTTGGTGTTGAATGCTTCAACAGGGTTTTGAATACCCTTCTTTATTTCATCAATGATAAATGATTCATTAACTGATACACCTAGATTAGGATTTGCTTTTGCAATGTTCCTGTAATCAGTGTAATCATCATCAACGTCAAGAGTATAAAGCAGGTTGAATTGTGAATCATCCACAACTGAACCATCTAATACTTTCATTGAGTAATCAACCAGGGAATAACAAAAGCTTTCAGCATCAAAACCAGCGGTTGTAATAGCAATCAGTAAAGGGTTCTTTCTTGAACCCTGTGAGCTTTTAAGCACATTATACATATCAGCGTTCTTTGCTTCATGTAGTTCATCTATAACCACAAGTGAAGCATTTAAACCATCTAATCTTTTAGCATCAGAAGCAGTAACATGTAATTCATTATTCATGAACTTAATGCTGTTGTAATACTGCTTTAGTACTTTCTTGTTTGCATCTAATTGGGTGCAGTATTCCTTTGACTTTTTAAAATCAACCATCTTTGCTTGTTCCCTGCTGTTTGCAGAAACAATTACCTGTGAATCATTATCAAAGATTAAATGAAACACGGCTAATGCAATAATCAATTGTGATTTACCATTCTTTCTTGGTAACTCTAAAAACACTGTATTAACTTTTCTTAATCCAGTTTCTTTAAAATAGAATCCGTAAATACCACAAACTATAAATGTTTGTCACGGTTGCAGGATAAACTTTAATGGTGTTTCTTGCTCTGATAAATTCAACTGGTTAATAAATGTTGTTACTCTATTCACCTGCCATTCATCAAATATTAAATCTGGTCTATCGAGGTTTGTTAAGAACATTGTACAAGCCTGTTTGATATATAAACAAGCAGGTATTACATCACTAATAATATCATTGCAGTATTTCTTTGCAACTTCTAAATTACTGTTAATCATTATCTTTGATTAACTGCTTTAATAATATCTGCTAAAGCTGAATCATCTGTTTTTGTTGTTGCTTTAACTTTAGCTGGTACTTGTCCGAATAAAGCTAATTGTTTAAATATAGGGAGGTTCTAAAAATTCGTTTTTTTAATATTCTTCAGTCAAATTTTTCTTACCAAAGCGTAATTTGATCTTTCTGTATTTTAGGCAATCTTCAGACTGCAATGAAAAGA